CCTAGAGAACAACGAAGGATTTCAAGGTGGCGGTGACTTACTGACTAAGTTTGGAATCAGACAAACAGACGAGATTACAATGGTGATCTCACAGCAAAGATTTTCAGATTTAATTTCTCAGTTCTTACTGTTAGATAAAGATGTAGAAGTAGGAGAGAGACCTCAAGAAGGGGATCTTATCTACTTCCCACTTAGCAGTAACTATTTTGAGATCAAGTTTGTAGAACATGAAGAACCATTCTATCAGTTAGGTAAAGGTTACATATTCAAACTGCAATGTGAGCTCTTTGAATATCAAGATGAGCAGGGAGATATCTTTGAGGGTGATGAAGATCTCATCGATACTGGATATACTGTCAAGCATTACTATCTCCCACAGAATGGAGTTAGTGCTACAGGATCTGCAAGTGTATACAATGGTGCTCTAGAGCAACTGTATATCTCAGAAAATGGTAGCAAGTATCTTGAGGCACCAACGGTAACTATCGGTGGAGATGGTACAGGTGCTACAGCATCCGCATATCTCATCAACATTACAGTCTCTGGTGGATCTCCAACAAAATCTGCTGTCATTAGAGGCACAGTAAAAGAGGGAACTCTGAGATCAGTCAAGATCGTTGATGGTGGTGAAGGTTACGATGAAGATAGAGCAACGATTGCTATCAGTGCACCTGCAGCAGGTGGTGTTGCGCCTACACTAATTCCAACATTTACAAATGGAAAGTTGACAGCACTCAATATTACAGGTGAAGGATCTGGATATAAGAGTGTTGCATTACTAGATATTGACAATGCTGGTAGTGGATACACTACTGCAAGTGTACAAATCTCTGCAGCACCTGTAGGTATTACGGGTTCATTCAAGATTGGAGAATCTGTCACTGGCGGATCTACTGGTGCTATGGCACAACTCGTGGAGTGGGATGCTCAAGAGGCATGGATCAAACTCAAATCCCCTACTGGTACATTCTTGATTGGGGAAACAATCATGGGTAGCACATCTGGTGCAACTATCATCCTAGACAATAGAGATGAGATGGCAAGTACCGATACTAAATATTATGAGAATGTTGCCTTTGAAGATCTTGGGGACGACATTATTGACTTTACTGAGACTAACCCATTTGGAGTAGCTACTTGACATGTTAGGGACATATACATATAACCAGATTATTAGAAAGTGTGTCATTGGATTTGGCACACTCTTTAATGATATTGAGGTTCGCAAGAACAATGCAGACGGAAGCACCTATAGCAGAATGAAGGTGCCCCTGGCATATGGTTCTCGCCAAAAGTTTTTAGCAAGACTGGAACAGCAAGCAGATCTCAACCAGAAGGTTGCGATTACATTGCCACGTCTGTCATTTGAGATGACTGGTGTTTCCTACGATTCTAGTAGAAAACTTAGTGCGATCACACTCAATCTCAAAGCAGATGACAATAACGCAGTCAAGAAACAATATGCACCAGTTCCATATAACGTAGACTTTGAACTAAACATCATCTCAAAAACAAACGATGATGCTATTGAGATTGTAGAGCAAATTTTACCATTCTTCCAACCATCATATAACATGACCATCAAATTGGTTGATGCGATGGAAGAGTTTAGAGATGTTCCTGTTGTCCTGAATAGTGTGAACTATACGGATGACTATGAAGGATCTATGGATGATCGTAAGTTGACATTGTTTACTTTACAGTTTACAGCAAAGACTTATATCTTTGGTCCTGTTGGAACTTCTGGTCCTATCAAAAAGGCAAAGGTCGATTATCATACAGAAGTCGATCTTACAGCACCACGCAGAGTTTCCTATCAGGTCACACCAGCAGCACTGGAAGACAAGAACAAGGATGGCACCACAGAACTTGCAGGTGCGATTACGAAGAGAACTCTCGTCGTGGAAGTTGTAGATTCTACCGACATCCCACTCAAGTCATACATCGAAATCGGAAACGAGGTTATGTATGTCAAGTCTAAACCTGCTACAAATAAACTTGGTGTTCGCAGAGCACAAAGAAATACAACTGCAGCAGAAGCAGTTGCAGGTACACCAGTTGACCTAATCAATGCAGCAGATGATGCACTGTTAGATGCTGGCGATGACTTTGGTTTCAATGAGATGACTTCGTTCTATGGATAAGTTTGAAGGTTTAGATGAGGCATTCGAGACAGTCTCTGAAATAGTTCCTGCCGAGGTAGAAGAACCTAAGGCAAAGAAACCTCCCATCAAAAAGGAGGAGAAAGATGATGTAGGTAAAGACTATGAATACGCCAGGGCAAACTTATATCAACTGGTGGATAAAGGACAAGAAGCTATCAACGGCGCTCTTGACTTGGCAATGTCTTCTGATCACCCTAGAGCATATGAAGTTGCTGGACAACTTATCAAGCACGTCGGAGATGTAGCAGACAAGTTGATGGCACTTCAGAAGGATACTAAGTCTGTCAGAGAAGACAAGCAAAAAGGTCCAACCAATGTTACCAATGCTTTGTTTGTCGGCAGTACAGCAGATCTTCAGAAGATGCTGAAGGATGCTAAAAAGAAAGCAGATAAATAATCTTGGAGCATCGTATATCCAATGGCATACATTCGTCACGACGAAAATAATACTCCAGCCGATCCACAACCTGGAAAGACTATAGTAAACCAATTCTCAGGTAATGAGGGTTGGACTACAGTCACGTATGAAAACTTCAACGCTGACTATCAAGCTCGTAATGATGATAACTCTGCCAGAACTCCTGGTACGTATCAGGCAAGGAACGATGATAATACTGCTAGAACTCCTGCAGCATATCAACGTCACGACAAAGACAATAACGCGGTAACTGGATAATGGCAGAAAGAATTCCTACAATGTATGGTAGATACTATACCATCAACCTCGTTTGGCGTGGTAGAGAATTCACCCTGTCTGCTTTTACTCCAAAGTTACAGAAACTCCAAAGAACTGGAGCACAACGTATTGCAGAAAAGATCTATCCTGGATGTAGGGTAGTTTCATATCACGAATCTGATAAGACTACAGCACCCACATTCTTGGCAACTGAGGGAACTATGAAAACATTTAGACAGTTCCGCGAACACTGCGGCATCGCATATGATGTAGTTGGTCATCAGTGTGGTCACTGTGACGCTACTGGATATCATGCTGATGGTGAGAAGTGTCCTGAGTGCAATGGGACAGGAACTCTTCTCGGTCCCAACAATGGGATGGATGATATGGAAGAAGAGAAGAATGCATATGCCATTGGCATGGCTCAAGCAATGAAGTCAACTGGTGACAAACCGCCTTTGAAAAAGAGTACAATTAAGAAGGCACATAAGATTGCGGATGCAGTAAAGAATGAAGATTGGCAAAAGAAGTCTGGAAAGAACCCAGAAGGCGGACTTAATGAAAAGGGACGCAAGTCCTACGAGCGTCAGAATCCAGGAAGCGATCTTAAGAGACCTTCAAAGAAAGTTGGGAACCCTCGTCGAAAGAGCTTTTGTGCGCGAATGAAGGGGATGAAAAAGAAATTGACTTCTAAGAAAACTGCTAGAGATCCAGATAGCAGAATCAATAAGTCTCTTCGTGCCTGGAACTGTTGATAAATAGAACGAAGAGTATTTTAAACCATGAGTAGTTTAAACGTACATGACATTAATGGAATTTCTACCTATGGAAATGAGGTAAGAATTCCTAGTGGCAGTAGTCTGAATGTACAGGGAGATCTGGACGTTGGTTCTATTGACGTGGGCACTCGTCTAGAATTGCCAGTGTGGACTGATGCAACTAGACCATCTAATCCAGCTCTTGGTACGATTGGTTATAATGATGATAACAATAATGTAAAAAGATTAGAATTTTACGATGGAAATGATTGGGTAGAAGTTACCAAGCAAGAAGTTTTATCTGTTCCCGTGACTTCTGGTCTGACAGTCTGGTTTGATGGAGATTCTTGGAACTCCAATAGCAATAGATGGGACGATAAATCTGGCAATAATAATCACTCAAGTAACACTGTTGGAACAATTAACACTGGAACTTGGGGTGGTGGTGCTGGAACAAATAGAAATTTTTCATACATCTATGGCAACACTAATGCTGGTGTAAGAATTACTAATGGATGGAACAATGGTAGCAATTACACCATGTTCCATTTAACTAAGTATACTGGAGGATCAAGAGGTAGAATTTGGCAAGGTCTTTCTGGTAACTGGTTGTCTGGTCATTGGTCTAGTCGTCGCGGTGTGTTCTATCATGAAGGTTGGCTCAACTCTGGTTCTCAAGGAACTCTAGACGATTGGGTACAATGTACCGACCAAAGAAGTCTAGTAAGAATCAATAGAGGTGCTTCACAGTGGACAGGTGGTGGTAACTACAGTCCAAACGGAGTTGCAATTAATAACGCTGGTTCAGGTGGTTGCTGTAATAGTAATGAAAGATCTGATTGGGCATGTGCATTAGTATTGGTTTATAGCAGAACTCTTTCCAGTAATGAAATTTCAACTATGGAAAACTGGATCTACAACAATTACTTCTAAAAATGATGGACGTTTCATACAAAAATTGGTTAGAAAATAAAGAAGATGTAGAAACATGCATTTTTAGTGATGCTAATGGTGATCCCAACCTTCTTCAAAATTTTTCTGAGATTTTGTCACACGAATGTAATGTAGCAAGATCTGAAGAGTATCCACCAATCGTAGAATTTGTAGATGCTTATTGCCATGAGAGAAATGGCAATTCTGCACCGATGGATTTATACCTTAAAAAATGCGCTGCCGTTAAATCTAAGTATCCAAAACCTGATTTTTCATCTTAGTAAATGGTTGGTTTCTATATTATTGTATTCTTAGTGGCTGCATTATTTGCCTATGCGGGTTATGATGCCACCATGAGGTTGTTCGCCTACATAGACATTACCTTGCGTTATCAGTGGATTCAGTTTAGACTGTACCTAATG